CTATTACTTTACAGTGCGGCCACCGCAAGTTATTGCAGAGCAAGTTAAAGAGAAGTTTGGCACACTTCGTTTTTATTATCGTCTTGAGTTTGATGAGAAAAACGTTTCTCTTTTAAATACTAAAAAGTATCCTGAACTTCAGAAAATTAATGATCGGTTTAGTAATTATCTTGATGGCACCATTCATTTTGCGGAGACCGCTTCTGGCAAAACTTGTGAAGCGACAGGCCAACTTGGTGAACTGCATTCGCGTGGCGGATGGTTAAAGACATTGAACAAACAATTCGCAAAGACCAATGTGACGACACAAAACTATCTTCCTTACTCGGAGATTGTTAAAAATGAAAATTGTAATTAACACTTGTCACGGTGGCTTTGGGCTTTCTAAAGAAGCTCTTGCCTTTTATAATGAACGCGCTGGTACTGCGATTAAATATGAAGATGACATTAAGCGTAACGATCCTATTCTAATACAAATTGTGGAAGAACTGGGTGAAGCTGCAAACGGTTCTTATGCTAGACTTAAAGTTGTAGAGATTCCCGATGATGTCGAATGGACGATTAAAGAATATGATGGAGACGAATGGATTGCTGAAAAACACAGAACTTGGAATTAATATGAAAAAGAATAAAGACATGAAAGTAGAAATTGATCCAGATACAGCTGACGGTATTGTTCGCGCTTCCGTAAAACAAACCATCGCATACCTTCGTGAAGACATTGCAGACCTCAAAAAGAAAAAGAAAACCGAGTATTATCAAAAACACGAGTTGGGTGAACTCATTATAACTTTGGACGCTATGGAAAAGACTTTTGATTATTACGGAGGTAACTTAAAATGAAAATAAAAGTAATTCAAGAAGATATTGATATTGGTTGTAGATCTCATGACGTAAATATCTACTTCTGCCCTATTGCTTTGGCAGTTAAACGAAAAATGAATATTGAACGCGGCGTCGCAGTTCATCAGGAAGATATATCAATTATTACTATTGGTCAACAATGTCGTTATTATAAATTGCCCAAAAAAGCAAAAGAATTTATCAAACGATTTGATGAAGGTAAAAAAGTAAAACCATTGTCATTTGAAGCGCGAAAGACAAAATGATAATCCAAGTAACACAAAAAGATATTGACAAAGGACTCAAATCAACTTGTTATTATTGTCCAGTCGCTCTTGCTTTTAAGCGTAAACTTAAAAACAAAGTTCCTTGTGGCGTTGCCGTTAACGCTAAAAACGTACATAATTTTAATGGAAAATCATGGGACAGATACAACCTACCAAAAGAAGCAAAAAAATTTATTCAACGATTTGATAACGATAAACCTGTAAAACCATTCGCTTTTGAAATTGAAAAGGATTTAAAATGAAAATCAAAGTAACTCTTAAAGATATTGAAGAAGGATTTCGTGGGAGTTGTTATGATTGCCCCGTAGCTCTTGCATTTAAACGGGAAGTTAAACCGACAACCCAAATTGGGTTGAATGTTGGCGCTGAACGAATACTTCATCGCGAAGTACATGAATGGGACACATACACACTGCCTAAAAAAGCGCAAACTTTTATTAAACGATTTGATAATGGGAAACCGGTTAAGCCATTCACTTTTGAAATTGAAAAGGATTTAAAATGAAAAAGAATAAAGATTTAGAATACTATCAGAACGAATGCCAACGTCTTCGTTCTGAACTTAACTATAAGTTCCAGACTGATCCGGTAACTGCAAGTGCAGCCGCCAGAGAAGACCAGCGGCTTTACCGTAAGGTGGGCAAGAAGTTCATTCCTGCAAATGACCCATACGCTTATGATGGTCTCCGTGAAGGCTTTTGGCTCATTCATATTACACAAGGATGCACTTCTATTCGTCAGCAAATTTATCCAGAGAAGTCTGCAATTACTGCGGCGGCTCGTCTTATGGAAAATAAGCTCATTGATATTATCCGTAAAGCATGTGAGGCTCGTCCTGCCAAAATTACTCTATCTCCCGAAGAAAAGAAAGATTGGGATAAATTTGTTGCGAAACACGGTGACTCGTTTAATACTCTTTGCTATCCTTCTATTCAAGAGAATGCAGAGAAGATTGTTGCCGCTTTAGTTGATAACAAATGAAAGCTGAACAACAAAGAATCGCCATTGCTGAAGCGACAGGATGGAAGTGTAGCGAATACTCGCACGAATTGGGGCGACTTGTCGCGCAGTTCATCCCCGACTTCATTCACGACTTGAACGCTATGCAATCGGCGGAGAACACTCTCAGTGTTAGAGACAAACAGGGTTATATCTCAATTTTGCGCAATATTTGCACAGTCGCAGGGTGTTGGCCGGAAACGGCCACCTCCGCCCAACGCGCAGAAGCTTTTCTCCGCACGATTGGCGAATGGGAGGACGACAAATGTTGAGAGAACCCGATAGAGTTATGGAATGGAGAAAAAAGTATGAAGAGTTGGAAGAGTATCTTCGCTTTATCGGCAAACAAATTCCTTGTAATACTGGCGGCACGTTTGAAAATGATCCGCCCGATGCTATTATGGATGCTGTTGTAAGAGCATTAAACGCAGCGAGAGTGGAACCTGTATATAATAAAGAAGTATTCGACAACACTTTAGAGTCGTTGCGTTATAATGTTGAACGCACTAAAGTATTTGAAGAAATTGCCGATATGCTTTATAAAGCAGGATATGATCAAAGAGATGCTGTTAAAAAGATTTACGAGATCGTAAGAGAGAAATATCCAATTGGTGTATATGGTCCTTCTACTCAATAACAAATAAATTTATGTTTCAATACATTATCAAAGGAGATTGTTTTAAAGCCGTAGCTGTTAAATCAGAAATGAATCATATGGAGATGGGGGATTATGTGCGTGAACATAGCAAGAAAATACATAACGAATCGTATGATAGGGTATTTTCTCTTGGTGCTATAGATATAGTTAACCCAAAAGTTATGTCTCCTAATGATTTTGCGAATTGTGGACCTTATATTATTTAAATTTATGTACGCATCAAACTATAGTAAAAACCTCATTACAGCGGAAGAGAAAGTAGCCGAGTTAATGAAGCAACGTGACGCACGCGAGGCCGAGTATATTCGCGGCGCACGAATGGTTGCCGAGTCCGCCTCCGCGTGGCAAGTCCGCGCCGAGAAAGCCGAAGAGCGTCTTGAATGGCTTGAAAGATTTCTTCAAGCTGGAGGCACGAGCATAAATACCGTGTCTTATTATACTGTTGAAAATCATCCTGATGACACCGATGAAACACGTTTCAATATGCCATTTAAAATCGGCATGAGTGTGGAAACTGAGAATCGTGGTTGCTACCGGTGGGTTGAGTTTAGTAACGGCGCAAAAGGTATTTGCCCAGCTATTGATGCCGCTAAAATCAAATACGATGAATGGCGGCGAGAACAATTCTAAAAAAAGTCATTAGAAACACTTGACATCTAATGTAAAATAAGTAGGTTCTCTTTTGTTCTTTCACATCTTCCCTTCTGTGTTTATGCAGACCGCTGTATTCGCGTTTATAAAGTAAGCTCCATGTTGCTACGAAACTGGGTGATCTCTTGAAAAGATTCACGTTTCTTTACATCGTTTAAGAATTAGCGCACACAAGTGCATTCATCTTCTGGAAATGTTCTGGAAGACTTGTGTGGCAGGGGGAACCAATTTTGAATAGCAGCTCGGAATGTAGAAGATTATTTCCATCTTCGGTACGAGCACGGGGTCTAACCGTCAGCGGAAAAGCATGGAAGTAACAAAAAGCCTCTAGGTTCATAACAGCACGTTTATGGGGAAATGTTAAACGTGTTGGAACCTATGCGTAAATAAGAAACTCGCTGGAGTGTAGCTATATAAAGCAAAACTACATCTATTCAAATAATTTAACATACACAGTGGTCCTCTTGATTTATATCAATGACAATAATGGCTGTGTGCAATTTCCCTACCTGCATTGAAAGTCGGGTTCATCCGTGAAAGCAGAAATGCTTCTAGGTGCATGGTGGGGATTCAATTTCTTAACGGTTCAAACACGAACTAAAAAATCGCAAATAAGATATACGTTAGAACCAAAAACGAACGCTTTTAGGACAAATAAATGATAGAAATAGACCTCCATCCACAGCTCGTCGCAACCGCATTAGAATTAGCGGAAGATAAGCCAAAATTAAAAAACTCCATCCGAGACGGTGATGGCTGGAAAATCGCCATGATCTCTGACCTAATGGTTCAAGAAGCTCTTGGCGGCGAAATCATTTCTCACGAAGACTACAACTCTGATTGGAAGTCAAACAAAGGAAAACGCTTTGAGATCAAAGCCAAAGAAAGAACAGTTAAGCCAAAGCCCCATTACAACTGCACCGTTTATCAGTTCAATACTTTACAGAAGTGCGATTACTACTTATTCACCAGTATTCTCAAAGACTATTCTAAAGGTTACATTCTTGGTTACATGAATAAAAAATCATTTTTAAATCAATCTTTGAACTGCAAAAAAGGAGAACTGGACGAATCTTCTCCTGCCCACAAGCCTTATCTTTATCCAGCAGACTGTTTGAACTTGCGTATCAGCGAACTGCAAAAATTCAGCCTTGGCCAGTAAAACCATTGACAAGCTAGACGCTTTCTGATCTAGCTCTTTTACATGAAACTATCTCTTTGCTGCATATCTGAAATTCTTGCCGAACAAAAAGGCTTCAAGTTTGAGACGATGACTTTCACTCGCTTCGTCTCTTTAGATCGAAGCGAAGCTATTCGCATTCTTAGTCGGCGCATTCTCAATAACTTTTTCGTTACGCATCAGATCATTAAGCATTGCCACAGCTACGGCATTGCTGGCTACCGTTTGTCCTCTAGCTTAACGCCTGTTATCAATCATCCTAGCGTTAATCTTCGTTTGCAAGACTTACCTGATTGGCCTGATATGCGTGACGCTTTGCACAAAATCGCCAACGAGATCAAAGTTAGCGGCGTTAGAATCTCCGCTCATCCTTCCGAATACATTACGCTCACTAGCGAAAATCCTGACGCAATCAGCAATAGCGTGCGCGATTTGATTTCTCACGCTGAGTTGTTTGACTTGCTTGAGTTGCCCCAAGATTACCGCTCACCGCTCAACATTCATTGTCGTCAAGATGGTGACTGCGAAGAAATTTCCAAACGCTTTCTCGCCAATTATCACACGCTCCCACACAACGTAAAGTCGCGTTTAGTTGTTGAGGTCAATGACAACGTTAATGGCTCATGGAACATCTCTAATCTCTGCAAACATTTTTTCCTCACCAGCGGAATTCCTGTGACCTACGACTCTCTTCATCGTCAATTCTGCAACGCTGGCACCACCGATGAACAAGACTTTAACCTCGCTTACTCCACTTGGAACACTGTTCCTTTGTTTCACTACTCAGAAGGCGTTGACGGTACTCGCAAGCACGCTGATATGCCAACTGGCAAGCCTAACAGCTACGGCAAAGACGTTTTCTTTGACGTGGAACTCAAAAGCAAAGACAAAGCTATTTTCGAGCTACTAAATTTACGATACCAACCATGAATTTCCAAGCAGAATTAGACCTAGTAACCAAGAGAACCACCGACTTTCTTTTCAAAGAGAAGATCGGATTCAGAACTGAACCAATTCCCTTGGAAGATTCCGTCAGCAAAAAAGAATACGTTGGCACAGAAATTCACACTGAACATCTTTACTCGATCATTTGTCCAAATTACAGAAAGAACACTGTTGAATTTTTAGTGCTGAATAAAAATCAGATGATGAACATGATCTCACAAGGTTTCAGTGACAAAGAGATTGAACAGCATGGAAAAGTGTGGATTCATTTGGAAAAATTCGCCGATTACGTTAATATGATTCAGCAAGCAAACGACCCAAAATTCGGGTTAAAAATCAATTAAAAATGAACACCAAACACCAAATTTTCTCCTCTAAAAACCTCTCAGAAGTTTACGGCATTTACGAGCAGGTTTCAGATCAGTTTTTGAAGCAGTTCAAGTTTCACGCTGAGTTTATGATTTCGAGCTACACTTCTGATAAAAATTCGGTGCTTTCTGTTATTTGCGAAAATTCTTCGCAAGTTAAGTGGCTTGAAAACAAGGCTTTAGAACTTTCTCAAAGAAACTCAAAAAAAGTTGTTCAAAACGCTTGACGGATAAGAAAAGTGTGGTAGAGTGGTTGCAGATTAAATTACTAAACAAATTGCTAACATGATCATTAAATCCATCCAGAAAAACGTTGTTGAGTCTCACGATTTCAAATCTGAAATCGCTACCATTGATGCGAGCGAGATGCGTTACATTTCGTCTCTTCTTCGTAACAATTATTCCGACACCATTCTCGCCACTGTGCGCGAAACTTGGGCAAACGCTGTTGACGCTAACAGCGCGGCGAATTCTGCCACTCCAATCAAGATCAGCTTTCCAACTCATCTTGCTCCTACCTATTCGGTGCGTGACTTTGGCAGC